ATACCATGCTGGGGTCTAACTACTTTACTACCATGTTCAAGTAACTGATGCATCTTGTCACGTAGAGTTGGATTATGTGAGTATAAATTATCAACATCGTCATGTGTGAATGCCCATCCTCTGGCAGCACCTTTATAAGCTACTCCGAATTTATATTGCCCATCTGATGGATCAACAAGATGCCCGGCATTAAATGCCGGAGAACCATCTGCTTTAATACTTATACTTTCTACTTTAGATTTTTCGTTCTTTAGATACTTATGCAGATTATCTAAACGATCTAATTCGTCAGTAGTATCTTTGCTACTGTAGAAGTGACTTTCACCTGCAAGATGTCGCAGGTGTGGAATCGACGCATTCTTTTCTTCAGAAAGAAATAATGTAAAATTGTTTATCATCCGTGAATCTTAACTTCGTATGGTTTTTTAAGCGTTTTAGTTTTTTCCATATCAAGATGCCCCAATGTGCGTTTAAACGCATTAAGATGTTCGTCATTATCTAAATTTACATTACTTTTTTCTAATCCTTTTTTACCATTAGGTTGAAACATTACTGTTCTTGAAGATTTATTTCCTGCTTGTTTTTCTCGTATAGTCCATTTACCTTTCCCCCGCAGAGAAGGTAATCCATGACCAGTTTCATCTTTTTCACCTACTTTATATGTGCCAAATCCTGATCCTACTTGTACAAAATGTGCATGATGGTCTTGAAGATAAGCATCTGCAGGGCTTAGATCTGGATGTTCAATAACAATATTTTTTGCTCTACCACTAGCTGTAGTTTCTACTTTAGTAGGTTCAGGTACAGCTTTATTCATATGCTCTAATATACCCGCTTTTTCAATTTCTGCAGCATACTTAGGTCTTTTTGATCTTGCATCTTCTGGAATGTGCCAACCTTTTTCTTTATTATGTCTAATTGTCAATTGTCCCATAGCTGCAGTAACATCTTGTTTAACCTCACCTTGGAATACATTATTTTCCCCCATTACTTTACCAGGATGTACTGTTTTCTTTTTCTTATTAATTACCATAACATCTGCGCCCGCAGTTGATCCAGCGGCAGTGAAATTTTCAGGCACCAAACCATGTTTTCGCATTCTTTCAACAAAATCTGATTCATATTTTGTGCCAAGATTTACTTGTTCTTCACCTGGTTTATGGAGTTTAGACACAGGGATATTAATTTCTTTTTTATCTTCACCTGAAACAACTGCATAATTTTTATTATCATTACCTTTATATACGGAATGAATTTTCACTTTAGATCCTGCAGGAAGAGACTCATGGGCAGTACCGACCTCATGTGTAGGTGTTTCCGAACCAACATAAGGATTTAAATATTTTGCTTTATGCCTTTCTGCTTCATTACCAAAACTCTTAATGAACCCTCTGGCTTCTATAAGATTTTGCATGAAATCTTTGAATTGTTTGGTCATTTTGACTCCATCGGAACGAATTTCATAATATTTATTAGTTCTAGAAAGTCAAAAAGAAAGGGCACCGAAGTGCCCTTTGTTGCTATATGCTAATTAAGCATTAAAAGCGGTGCTGCCAGTTGCTTTATATGCTGCAGCAACCATTTTACGGCTTGGAGTACCAAGACGATAAGCAGATTTACCATTCTTAGTAGTATTAGTGTAAATAGCATGACCTTCTGCACGAAGCTCGCTAATACGAGGACGAATGCTATCCTCTTTACATCCTGTAAGACCTGCAAGTTGAGCAGGGGTAAATTGACGACCAGACTGTAGTACTTTCAAAACACGTGATTTAAGCATAATTTCTCCATATTATTTACTTCTCAGTTTCCTGAGATACTCTCTACCCACATGACCTTGTTCGATTTCTCTAATAGCAGTTACTGTGGGTTTATCTTTCGTATTAATCATTGGTCTTTTACCTTTACGCATTTCTCTTGCTCTTGCTGAAGCAATTAAAACCATATCGTAAATATTACCAATTTTATTTGCTGCTACTTGTGATGTGATACGAGCCATACAATCTCCTATGCAATTTTAAGTTCTTTTAAACGATCCGCTGCATAAGAGGCAGCAAACGCATTAGGTTTTACTAATGGAATCACATTACATGTTCCCTTAATATAGCCTACTGCTTGAGACAGAACGACATTTGAAACGTGGTCGTCATCTGGATTAATATCAAGATGTACTTCAACGTCTCGATCCACAAGGACCTCAGCCAGTTTAAGATATAATTCTGAGATTTTATAAACCTCATTCATGAGTCTAAATGTGGGCTTATTTGCCTTTTGATCGTAATCTCGTTCTGTTATTACTTCACCGAAAATTTTACATCCATGCTTGCCATTAATATGAACAACGATAGCAAGAATATAATCAGCGTACCAAACATTGTTTCTGCGATACCTTTCAGAATCACAACCAATGTAAATTTTAGTTTCTGGACTTTGACTTTCGATGAATTCTTTTACTTTGTTTAGATCTAGTTTCTTGTTCATGTTATTGGTGCCCGAGGCCGGGATCGAACCAGCACGCTACTATCTTCGCGAGAGATTTTAAGTCTCTTGTGTCTACCTATTTCACCACTCGGGCATTTTCCTATTTGTATTTTAGTTTATCATAGTCAATATTAATATCTGACCACTTCCTTAATTTATCAAACTTCTCATGCTTTAGCATATGAATATGTTGCATATCAATATAATCATGTGCTGCAAGCAATTCGATCATAGCAATAACATCACCAAGTTCTTGTTTAAACTTGGTAAGATTGGTTAAATTTGGTTCGTCGGGATGATGATTGAATTCGCCGAAACGACGAACCTTACTGACCATTTGAATTACTTCTGCACATTCTTCCTGCAGAATACTCATAATCTCATCTATTTGCTTGTCCATACTTTTCCTTACATTATATCAATATTATATAATGAAAAGGGCGCTGTGTCAAGCGCCCTATTTGTCCAAAATTTAATTATTTTCGTAAGGTTCCGGCTCTTCGACGTCTTGGTGATCACTATCCTCTGAGGATATAATTAATGATACTTTGTCGTGATGTTGTAGTTCACCTACTAAATCACAAATACGAGCTAATATTGATAAGTGTTCTGTTGTAGATTCATCCTCACAAGAGAATGAAATTCGCATATTATGGTGTGTCATTTCTAAATTCATAAGATCTCCTTAAAATCTACGCTTTCTCCACTTATATATAGCCGGACCAACCATACCGATTGTTATTAAAACAACTACACCTGAAACAATCAGTAGTTTGGTTTCAATCATTTAATTTGACTCCAGACCTTTTGTCTAATTTGATTCTGTAGGGTATCTGGTAAATGAACATAGTCAAGTTCTTCACTTAACTTTTTACCGTTCTTAAATGCCCAATCGAAAAATTTTATTACTTCAGCACTTGCCTTTTTATCAACAGGTTCTTTATACATGATAATGAATGAAGCTGTAGTAACAGGCCAGGTATCTTTGCCGCCCTGATTTACGATGCTCAGTCCCATACCTGGGACACTGAACCAGTCCGCACCTGCCGCTGCTGCAGCAAATGTCGCATCATCTGGGTCGACGAAGTTACCTGATTTGTTTTGTAGTTTCATGTATGTCATATTATTTTTCTTGACATACGCATATTCAACATAACCAATACTACCTTTAATTCTATTTACATTAGCAGCAACTCCTTCATTGCCTTTACCGCCAACAGAGCTTGTAGCAGGCCATTTTACTGCTGCTCCTCGTCCAACTCGTTTCTCCCACTCTGGGCTAACACTAGTGAGATAATCAGTCCAATTAAAAGTAGTACCAGATCCATCAGCTCGATGAACCACTGTAATGTTGGTGTTAGGGAGGGATTTCCCAGGATTAAGTTTAACAAGTTTATCATCGTTCCATTTGGTTATGTTTCCCATGAACACTTCGGCAAGCACAGGTCCTGTAATTCGAAGTTCACCGGGCTTGAATCCATCCAAATTAAAGACAGGGACAGTGCCACCAATGATAGCTGGAAATTGTATTTGACCCAATTTTTCCAAATCTTCACCCTTAACTGGTGCATCACTTGCTCCAAAGGCTACAGTTTTATTGTTGATTTGTCTTATGCCGCCAGAACTACCGATGCTTTGATAGTTGAGAGTGTTGCCAGTAGCTTTGTGATATGCTTCTGCCCATTTGGCATAAATTGGATATGGAAAGGTAGCACCTGCTCCAGTAATTTCTGCAGCATTAGCGCTAAGGGAAAATAGTGGGAAAAATAAAATTGCGAATAGTTTTTTCATTAGATCTCCTTATAATATTAAATATCTATAAGGTGTAATCTAATTTTAATCTAAACTGTTCGCATATATTCTCTTAATTTGTCCCAATCAATGTCGAAACTAATTTTTTCACCATTTTTATACACGGTAGTTGAATAGTTGCCAAATTCAATACCGTCTTTTACTGGTGCTACAATAATTTCTTCAACTTCTTTTTTCTTCTTAGTTGTTTTCGGCTCAGTCTTTTTTGCTGCAGGTTTTCTAGGCATAATTTTCTCCTACCAAGACCAAGAAACAAAGGAATATCTAACACCTGTTGTCACCGGATCTACTCTATGTGGAAATAAAAAGTTTGAAGGGAACACTAAAAGATCGCCAGTTTTTACATCAAGTTTTTCATCATCAAACATAATAAGTTCTCCTCCCTCAAAATCCTCATTTAGAATACCAAGAATAGTGAGAATAGGAACACCTTTTCGCATACCATCAAATAAAGAATGGATATGATCGCAATGATTACGCATCTCCGTTCCTACTTCGTATTTATTGAAACGAATTTGCATATATCCGTTCCAACCAGCATGCCAATCAAAATTAAAATCTTTTAGAATGTATTGTTCAAGAGAATCCCATGTTCTTTTCATAAGATATGGGGTGGTGCTAACATTTTGATATGTTACTGATAAATCAGTATTGAATGTTTTATGGTCATCTTTTTTAACATCATAATAAGCATGTTTATGATAAACAGCTGCCTTAAGTTCTTTTACTGTTTTCTTACATTGTTTCAAATCAAGAAAACCTTTATAAATTTTTAAATAACTACGTAAATCTTTATCCATAATAATTCCTATTTGGTACCGGGTAGTGGGATCGAACCACTGACCCTCTGCTTGTAAGGCAGACGCTCGTACCTCTGAGCTAACCCGGTGCAGTGTTATATCACCTATTTATATGGAGCGGACGATCGGATTCGAACCGACGACATTTTGCTTGGCAAGCAAACATTCTACCAACTGAATTACGTCCGCATGGTGCCCCAGAGGAGACTCGAACTTCTAAAATTTGGCTTCTAAGACCAACACGTATACCAGTTCCGTCACCGGGGCATTACTGGTCTCGGATGCAAGAATCGAACTTGCGCCTCATGCTCCCAAAGCACGAATGATACCATTTCACCAATCCGAGTTATTTCATTAATCGTTTAACAAATTTAAGTAATAATTGATGATGCCTATATTCATGCCAGTAGGGTTTTAAATAATTTTTCTTATACCAGTAAATATCACTCTCGGGATGAGGACCAATGACACCTATATTATTTTGTATAATTGCTGCTGGATCACCATTGCTATAAGTAGCAATTGTTTCAAAGTTATTAGAATCACCTAATAAACTACATCCATCGTAAAAGAACATTGCTTCATT